CTCCACCTATCTGCGGTAATCGTGGCAGCACTCGTCACATCTATATTCATCCCACTCATAACCGTCTCCTTATTTGTAAAAATAAATAATCAACTCTGCTCCAGCCGATAATGCAGTCAAAGACAGCCCATCCACATCTTGACCTTCCGGCCATACTTCTATTTTATCCCCAATAGGCGTGGCAGCAATAGCCGCAGAGAACTTCCAAAAAACATGACCAAGCATATCAGACAGAACTACAGCATCGTCGGCAGCGGAGGGCTTGAAGATAATCATTTTAATCTTTTTAGGCGACGCAGTAAGATCGCCTGTCGTATCCAGCACCCATTGCCCTGTTCCGAAGTCATTAGCCATTTTTTACATTTTCTTTTTGTTTTTATCCATCTGATTCTTACCCGCAGCCGGACCCTTAAACTTCTTGTTAGTCCGGGAGTTTTTGCCGTTTTTGAAATCATTCACTTCTTTGTAGGGAATTTTACCTTGTGCCATTTTGAAACTCCTTTGTTTTATAATTGTTGTTCTTTTCTAAATTGTTCAATCTTCGCTTCAAGCAGATGTCCGGGACAACCTGTTGCTCTTAAATACGCAGCATATCTTTCAACATTTTGATCTCTTACATGCACGTTTTGAAACTTTGGAGCAACTCTTGAAATAATCGTCTCCAGACAATCCACTAAATCCACGGTGTCCCCAGTTGGAAAACCGCCAATTTCCAAGGCCAAAGGGCTGATTTTACTTTGTAAAAACAACCTCCCTTCATTAATTACCGGCTCCAATCCTGTTCGAATTCTAAACTGTTTTGTAACCTTCGTAGGTTGATAAATCGGAATAAATTTCGGCTTTTCAACAAACAAATTCTCAGCTTCTTTCCGTAACAAACTTCCAAACAACACTTGCATGCCGTTTGCTTCAATTCCAAATCTTCGTGGCCGATAAATCTCATAAGCTGCGAAAATCTTTTCCTTAAACTCAGTCGGTGTAACTTTTCCAGCCCAAGAATAAATTTCGAACCATCTCTCCAGATGATCTCTTGCGGAGATAACAATCGCTTGCCTTGCGGATCTTCTTTTCGTGATCAACTCAGCTCCCGCCGCAGGATCAGCAAAACCGTACTTCTCCATGTATCTGAGTTCAAGAGATTCCAAATCTTTATCCCTGCATAAAACTCTTAGCCGTATTTCTGATCCTATCCAAAGCCACCATAAGAAAATCCAGATCTACTTCGGAAATCTTCAAATCCGAAGCAAATACAGGCAACCGGCGTGAGATCAAATGTAAAATCGCCCTATCCTGAGCACTCATCTGAACAAACTGAATCAAATCCCGGTAAGTCTCCAACTGCCCGCCTAACTTCAGCAACCTTTCAACCTCATCACACCAGGCCACAACTCTTTCAGCTTCCAGATTATTCGAAAGCAGCCCTATCGTCTCCGCATCAACCAGAATATCCCCAAAATCCTCCAACTGCATACCTTGAGCAGTCGCAGCCTGGCACAACCAAGACTGAACGGCAATCTCAGGATTATCGCAAATCCCGTGAGATCTCATTGTCGGAGCACAAGACATAAAAATTGCAACAACTCCTGTGAAACAAGCCATAAGTAACCTCTTCATGATATCCAATCTCCTAAAAGTTTAATCATAAAAGCAAAACCTAAAACACCGAGAACAATTAAGTAGATCTGCGCCAAATAAGCAAAATCCTCCCAATTAGGTTTCTCGTCACATTTAGGCCCCTCATCCTTTTTTACCATATTTTCGATCCTTTCCCCAAGTTTTTCACAGCCAGCCAATAATGAAAAGCCAGCACATGCCTAACACCTCGAAAACATCCCCCTCTCTTATCAATTAACCTTGTCATATTATCCAAAAATAAATTATCTGCCTCTTTTTTATCCATACCTATTATATAACAATAATCATGGATATTGCAAGCTTCAGAAATGTCAAGGGTAAAAAACGAGTCCGGTATGCAATAAGACAGAATCCTTAACCCGATTCCCCCTTGGGGTCCGCAACCATTGCAAAACTTTTCCTTAGTCTCAGGATGTAAATGCCAATAATGCTCCGGCGCAACAAGCGGACCCCTTTGTATCAACCTCATCCTTACTTACCCCTCTTTTTGGCAACAGCCTTCAAGATTCTCTGTATAATCCCCACATAAGAAACATACTTGTTAGGAATTTTACCAAGCACCCCATCAAGCACCATCACCCCTACACCAACAATCAACGCCTGAAACTCAGGACTTGTTAAGATCTCCTTCATAACCTTTCTCCTTTTTAGTCTCGGTTTATCAGCCCTTTCAAGGCCAAAAACAACACCCTGGTAGCCTCAATGTCATCCATAGCCTTGTGAGCATCCAACATTATCCCAAAGTGAGCACAAACCGTACCAAGTTTGAAGTTTTTTAACACCGCACCGGACTTAACCACGTACAAACCCACCAACCCCATGACATCCAAAGGAGCATTCAAAAACCAGCTCCCGTAATAATTATCATTAAACGATAACCAGAGTTGACGTAAAAAATCAACATCAAAGTTCACATTGTACCCAATCGGAAGAAACTTATCTGTTTTCCGAAACTTATTCACATACTTTCCAAGAAATTTCTGAATTTTTTTAAACTCTTCCTCTCTTTCAGGCAACTCAAACAACTGATCTTTCCCCATCCCATGATGTTCCGCAATCATCTCTAAAGCTTTCGGTTCCAACACCGCATTCTCTCTTGGCCGGAGCAAAAATTCTTTTTTATCTTCCACCTTACCATTGATCTCTACCAACATAGCTAACTGCCAGATATCGCAGCCTGGAATTTTGTGTTTTGACTTTTCTAAAGTCCTCCACACCTCCAACCCTGTTGTTTCTGTATCCATATAAATTATCTTCTTGTCCGGCACTTCTCGATCCTCCCATTATTTTTTAATCAAAATAATCTTCACCTTCGATTCTTTGAGGTACTTCTACTCCATCAATCACTTGCATCAACTTATCTCTTGCAAGCATTCGTATGCTCCGAAAAACTTCTTCTTCTTCCTCAGTCAACTCTTCCGGCACACTCAAATAAGCTAAACCGAACAATGCCGCCGAACAACCTAAATTCTCCGAAGATTTATTAATTGCAGAAGAAGATAAACAACCTTTGGAGCCTTTCAACCTACTGAGGTAAGTCCTTTGTACAGCCAACACCTCAGCTAACTTAACCCCTGACCACTTATAAGCCTTTTTCATACTTTCCAAAAACTTTGCGTCAAACATTTTTCTCTCCCTTTATCCTACCTTTAAATTAAAATAATCCGCTCTTGTTAACATTTCCTCCATTAAACTCGGTGTCAACCTTTTTCCTGTTTGCTTATCCAGAAAATCCTTCGCCGCAGCTTTCTTCCTTTCGTGCATCTTCCCCATCAACTCCAACCTCTTCCTATCTACCTCCGTTTCATCAAACAACACGCACCCATCTACAAGCTTGAACTCTCTTACCAGCTCCAAATCAAAATCCGTTAAAGTCGGATCGTTTGCACTGTTCAAATAAAGCAAAAAGAACATATGCTTATGATCTCTTTGCAACTGCGAAATTGACTCAATTGTATGCTTCTCCGGCCAAAGAATTCTTCCATTATCAATAATCTTCCAGTACTTCTTATCAATCACCTCTACCGTCAAATCATTATCAATAATATCCGAATACAAATCATACACAGCCCATCGGGTTCCAATGATAAACTCCAAACCCTGCAAACCACTTTCAACCTCATAACTATCCAACAAAGCTCTTGAATCCTTATGCCACTGAACCGCACTATCCATAATCAGCTTCGAGTTCGCAGCCTCCACACTCACCAAGTCATCCTTGATCATAGCATTCGGTCTTGAACCCGTAATCGCGCCATCAACACCAATCGCCCATATTGTCGGGTCCGGCCATTCATTTTCTCTTGGAAAAATCAAAGCCTCTGAATTCCAAACCCCTGCTTGCCTGCGAGGATTATCCCAAACTCTGTGCCTCCAAAGTGCTCGAAATAAATCATTATTTGTATGCGTAC